AGGAACTTCCTGAACTTCGATACCTAGAACACGAGTTGTACGTGCTCCTCCAAAGGTCTGTGCCCCTCCGTCAAGGTATGCCTGACGGTTAGCTTCAGTCCCTGGACCCTTGTTAACAAATGCCTCAGCAATTGCGTCTGCAAGAGTACCATTGTTCTTTACGATGCCCTGGAATGCGTCTGTACCAGCGTAGAACTTAAGGTTGTTCTTAAGTGCACGATACTTACGTGGCATTGCAAGAATAATATTCTGCATTACGTCTGTAGTCCATGCGTTGTCTGCGACAGTTACTAGTGCCTCGTGTGCATCTCCATCTGTGGTTACCTTGTTAACAAAGCCCTCCATAATGTTAAGGAATGCGTTGTTGCCTGTTCCAGTACCGTTGATTGCTAGATCCTCAATGTCATTTGCAAAAGCAGATGTCATTAGACGAACTAGGTGATCCTCAAGAGCACCACCTTCAATATTGTCTTCTAGTGCCTCAGTTGATACTTCCCAGTCTAGACGAATCTTCTTGGTAGTTAGTTCAACCTTGGTAAAGGTAGCACCTGCGTTTGTAAAAGCTGGGTCAGCCTGTGCTGCTGCACGGATAACACGCTCTCCAACGTTTACTTTTTCAAGCTCAATGGTGTTAGCTCTCATAGTTACTCGACGTCCATCCTTTGCAAGGACTGTACCGTCCCAAACATAGTCAATGAAGCGTTTCGCTTGCTCTGGAGCTAGAATACCACCAGGAGTACCTGTTGGATTAACTGCATTCGGTCCTGCTGTTGAACCCCAAACAGGTGTAGCGATGTTTCCAAGGCTAGCTGCTGGAGAAAGATTACCAGATGAGTTAGTAGTTGTTGCACCACCCACAGCACCAGATGCAAATGCACCATCACCGTTAATTTCAGCGGTAGTGTTTGACTCTGAACCAGGGTAGTTCTTAATTAGTTCTTGTTCCGACATATATTTCACCTCCTAGTGATATTTTAAAATAAGTCGTTATTAGTGAGGAAACGACCTCCCCATAGGGATTTTTGAACCTTAACTTCAGGCTCCTGTACGATGTCGCCGACATCGCCAGACTTGCGGAAAGCAGTGTCAGCTACTACAGCGTCTACTCTCTTTCCAAATTCATCAAATACAGTCTTGCTTGCAGTTACGTCGTTCTTAACTGCATCTAGGGACTTGCTTAGTTCTGAAACGTGCTCATAAAGAGACTTTACAGTTTCAGTTAGATCGCTAAAGGCTTTTGAAACGGTGTCCTTGACATCTGCAATTGCAGTCTCAAGAGCATCGTCAGACTTAGCTACCTCAGTTTTTTCATCTTCTGGAGACTTGGCCTTAGACATTTCGTCCTCTTCCTCATCCTTACCGTATGACTTGTCAGACTTAGACTTGTTCATCTCGTCTTCGTCTTCCTCGTCATCCTCATCCATGTCGTCAGACTTTGCTGCCTTCTCTACGGATGCCTCTGTTGCTTCTACTGTGGTGTCAGCCTCTGGAGCGACCTGTGATTCTTCAACAGCAGTCTCTTCGACTACAGTCTCTTCAACTGCAACCTCTACTGCTTCATTTGTTGTGTCAGTCATAGGACTTACCTCCTTCGTTATCTTAATTGTATTAATGCCTTTAGCACTATCAACCAAGAACTTTATTACGTCAGAATTGTCTGAATCTGTTTTTTCAACAAATCCAATATTCTGCATTGGCTTACCAGATGTTGGACTCGTAGCTGAGTCTGAATCTGATAGCAAAACCATGTCGTTTTCTGAATCCCAAAAAACATTTTCAATTTCTGTCTTAGAAAGATATCCGTCAACAGTTGTTTCTCCATTTACTTTTTCAATAGAGAATATGTTTGCAAACTGGTTTGCAGGATTATCTACTAGTGACAACTCATGTAGTTCGTATTCTTTAATGATACGGACAGCTTTGTCGGTACCCTCGTTATACTCGTCATCAAACCTCTTGATGTTACCACCAATAGAAAATCCAGAATATGTTCCGTCTAAAACTTTTTCCCAAGCGTCTTGTGCACCCTTAGATACATAAGCAGAGACGTAAACACCAGAATAAAACTTTTTGCTGTTTGGATCAAAATACTTGTCTTCCTTGAAAGAAACGATTTTTCCAACAGCAGATGGCTGGTGCATTTCACGAAGATTTCCACGGAAGTTCTTGAAAGCACTTAGGCTAGCGGATGTGTCAACTACATCACCCTGCTTGTCTACGTTGTCAAGGGTAGCAAATCCAGAAACAATACGACGTTCCTTGTCTACTTTGCCAATAGGCATTGACAGACGAACATTGTCGCCGTCAGTCACCCATTGTGCTTTATTAATATTCATATCCCTCTAATTATAGCAAACATTTTATCATTTTGATCACTTTTTACAGTATATCAAACTATTGACTTGCTCTACCCTCACCTTGAGCATTTCTTCCAGAAAGTGTTGCTGGGCTGTCAGAAGCGTTGTTTGTTCTTTCTGCGTCCCTCTCTCTGTTTTGTCTGGTATTTGCTGAGGCGTCTGCCGCTTGGCGTGAGTTCATTTCCATTGGCTTATCACCGTCTTTTCTTTGAGGCAAATCCAGTAGTTCACGAGCTTCGTTAGGAACCATAATCTTGTTACGAACATAGCGTTCTAGAATTTGAGATTGAGCAATTTCGTCAGTTAGAGTTAGCTCGTTAAACCTAAGCTCAATAATATCTGTTTTTTCTTTAATGATTTTGTTTACCATTTTTTCAAGATGTTCTTGTGCTGGCCTTGCAACCTGTTCTTTAAATGTGCGATCTTGAGACAAGGCTGCTGCAATTCCTGAATCAGTTCCACCAAGCTTTGAGATTGGTACTTGGTGAGCAATCAAGATGTCGTCCCTGTTTTGTTTACGATACTCTTTAAAGGATCCATCCTGAATACCGTTTTCAATTGGTTCCATCTTAAACTCAACCTTGTTGTTATCTGAGTCTCCTGGGAGTGGGATGTACAAAGTCCTGTGTGACTGAGATTTTAATCCAGTTTGCAAGAAACGGAACATCTTATCTTCAGCATCTCCAGAAAGCTTTGCACCCTTAAGAGTAATTATGTATCTTGGCACAGCCTTATTTTGGAAGTAATCAATATTGTACTGTGCAGCCAGAGAGTCACCAACTAGAGAGCTTACGGCAGAAAGAATATCTGGAATTCCATAGAAAGTGTTTAGTGGCGAGTAGGACTTGTAATGAATGATCTCGTTTGGTCTTGGATCGCCAGTAACTGGGTTTGGATTCTTTGCTCCAAAATTTCTAAAGTATACAACCTTGTTTCCAATAATCTGAAGGTATCCATCACGAAGTCTACGAACACGAATTGTTGTTGCTGGAACGTGACCAACATATCCAATCTGTCCTAGTGCAGTTCTTCCAATTTCAAGGTAACCATTTCCAGTTGACTCATAGTCAATCAAAACTTTTTTCATTGTAGTAGTAAACGAGTCGTCGTCATTCATAGACTCTAGCCAGTCAGCTAGCTCAATTTTCATTCTTTCAATTCTTTTACGAGCTTTGTCAACTGCACTGCTGTCTTCTCTTGCTTCAAGATTTAGTGTTGTGCGATCTGTGACGTGAAAAGAATATCCTAGTCCAACAATGTTGGCAACCTTTGCATCAATTGCTGCATGATTTGCAAAAGAAGCATCGTAGTAGTTTGCCAGCTCATAAAGATTATATGGTGGAGTGATTACATCAAATAGTCCATAGCCATTTCGGTAAACTGAGCCAGGGTTAATCTGCTTGCTTCCAGTGTTGTCTATACCCATACTTCTTGCTGAAGCTGATGTCAAGTATTGCTCAGAAGCTAGATTTGCGTTGTTTGGTGTTGCATAGTCATACTGTGCTTTTACGATGCGGTCTGTTCTACGCTTAAAGTTTTTCTCTAAGCCATCGTAGTTTTTAAGATCATCCCAGCTTTTATTGAATGGGTCAGAATCCTTAAACTTGTTTATCTCTTCTTCTTGAGTGTTTAGAGATGCACCAATATATAGGTTGTCTTCCATTAGTCTGCTTCCAATGCTTCTTGTCCATATGTGTCAAGAGTCTTCTGGGCATCTTCCCAGGCTCCATAGTCTGTCATAGATGGAATGTATCCCTGCTTCATACGGTCTACTTGTTCTGAATGTGTCTCGTCAGATACCCTCGTCAATCCAGGAACAAACTTTGCCTCGCCATCACCAGAATCTCCGTGATACTTGGCTGCACTAAACAGCTCTGCCATCTTAGAAAGATCACCCTTCATGGATGGGATGTTTAGAACATTTCCTTCACCATCTGTAAAGTACTTACCATTTGCCTTTTTATAAACATATAGGCCCCATTCGACATCTGTTTCTATAACTTTTCTACGAACGTTACTAACTTTTGATAAAATATCGTTTTCCATAACCAACAGTATACCACATTAGGCTGGTATTTTTACATTATTGACCCAAGAAATTTCCCTATATGCTACAAATTTTTCTGGGCTAATCAATAATCCAGCAGATTCGTCATCAATAACTATCCTATTTGAACCAGTATATCTCTCATATGTAGCCTGTGAGTTAATGTTATATACCTGACTTTGATTAATAATCTTTACATCTTGCCAAGTAGTCGTGGCTGGAAGCTTCCAGGTATTAAGAACATAGCTCCAGGTTGCTGTTGATGAATCCAGATTTTCTATTGCATCCCATGGTCTTGTTTCCAAAGACTCTGATTTTTCAATATTTGTAGCTAGAGTATAAGAAATATTGTTATATATTAGTGGACCATTGATATCAATCTTTCCAGAAACTTCGCTAAAGTCAAGCAAACTTGGGAACTCAACACTTAGCACGGTCCACTCTTCATTCATTAATGTTGGAGTATTTACCTCTTTTCCATTAACGTAGTAGTTTAATCCTTCAAGTATTTCTGATGACTCTCTGTCTACCCCAAAAACAAAACCTCTTTGTTGACTAGAGTCAGACTCTAAGAAAAAGTCGTATATTCCATTTTTATGAGCAATAGAGAATATCATAATTGGTCCACTTGGAAAGGTTTTTTCATAAAACCTAACCCACATTTGAACAGATCCAATTAGTGTGTCTTCAGCTTTAGGCTGATTAACTAAAATAGATAATCCACGATCAGTTGTTGGATTAAAGCTTCCCTTAATGTTCCATCCACTTTGCCTATTAAGGTAAAGGTGTGGTGTGCTTTTTTTATAAGTTGCTATTGGGTTTTTACCTTTTAGATCAAAATACAGCCCTGATCTTGAATAGTAATATGCTGGAATACCAAACTTAGAACCTACTGGAGTAAAGTCTGTTCTTTCAAGAACTTTAGATGCTAGCTGCAATTCTCTAAGCTTAACTGGGTGATGCAAAATTCCATTTGATAAAAAATCTAAATGATAGACTATTGCATAATCATTAAAGTTTATTCCTGAACCAGCATATGTGCGTTTTGGAGGATATATAACTGTTCCAGTTGTAACTTCGTATGGTGTATTTTTCCAGTTTACTGCATTAATGTTTTCTGGGTCAAGTACTCCTGAAGACAATGCATTATATGGGGTGTTGAGCTCTATAAGATTTTTATTTGCTCCGTCGGAAATTTTTTGGAATGATATATAGCTTCTGACAATGCTCTCGCTTGTATTGTAAAATTCTGTACTAGTTGTATTTTCAGACATATCTTCATAATTTTCCCAACCGCTATAATATTCACTATCAAGTGTTCCATAAGGTATAAGCTCTGGTTGTGAATATTGTTGTTTCATATCTGCATATGTCCAAGCTGCTTCGACCTTAACTGTTTGAGATGTTGGTGGTTCTGGAAAGTCTAGGTTAAACTGGATAGAGTCTATTTCATATTTTTCAGTACCATCGTAGTCTGCAATAGCTTTACTAAAATATGAGAGTGGCATATAGTCTTCCCAATATCCAGATACGGCAATGTCTGGAAAAAGTAAGCCATATTCATTAATTGTTGTTAAGGTGTAGTTTGCAGTATGCAAAAACAACTGATTAGACTGTGTAGTAGAAGAAATTAAAATACCGTTTTCGTCAGACAAAGAAAATATTTTTCTGGTATTGTATGGTCCGTCAAAACCAAATCTATAAATTTTTCCAGAAAACTTCTTTGAACCATCTCCAGCCAAAAACACATCTAGGCCTGAAACGTTTGAAAAGAATCTAGAGATATCTATATCTTGACTAGAAGAAAGCTTTTCAATGTTTATTCCTGCTGCAAATTTTTTGTTAACCTCTATTGTTTTTGTTGCTAGGGTTGTGCTTATTTCAGATAAAACAATTTTATAGGTAACAGTAGTTCCAGTTATAGATATTATTAGATAGTCATTATTAAACTTGTTGGTAATTTTAAATAGTGGGGCATTTGTTTCTGTACCGTCAGTTTTAAAAATACCATAAATTGTTTCAACTGGGTCATTCAAAATAGCAAAATTGTCAAAATAAATAAAATCTGAGTTTGAGTCCCAGTCTTCGTTTGGTTTTAAGGTTAGATACTTTATTCCTGCAACGTCGTCAGTATCCTCTTCGTCTAAACTCATAGCCTGAATATCACTATATAAATCCTTTATGGTATTCTGACCTATTGAAAATTGTGGTAACTGGTATTCTGGTAGGCTAAGAATCTTTGATCCAGCCTCAACGTTGCTAAAAAATGCTTGCCTCCAGTTTGCAAAATCAGGGTAGTTATAGTTGACTGAGTAATTAGCAAAGGCATAGTCATTAAATGCAGTAATAGCATTAATAGATGAGTTTGTTTGTTCTGGAGCTACTACTGCTTGACCCCAAACCCAATGGCGTTTTGCAACTTCAGTTGGCATTCCGTATGAGTAAATAGAAAAGGTGTCAATGTCTAATGGATCAACGTCGTTGTAAGCATAGAATCCCAGCCAGTCTTGATTTTTTCCATTAACAATTTCTTCTGGAAGTGTAATAGCGTCTTGATCAAACTCTAAACTCATTACTTCTTCACCATTAACAAGAATCATTAAAAAGTTTGTTAGCACCCTAATATGGATCATCATTGGTCTAAACCATTCGCCAATAAAGTGAGAGCTAATTTGATCATTAATTTTAAAACTTAGGTGTGCGTGATCTACATACAACCCGTCAGTACCAGAAATTGGACCAAATATTTTTCGTGGCGTTGTAGATGAAACATTTGCTTTTATCCACATCTCAACGGTGTAGTCGTTATACCTTCCACGCTCATTTAAAAATCCATACCCTGGAAAAATTAAAGATGGGTAGTTAATGTTGTTATACACGTTTGGCGATATTTTTGTAACATTATAAGATCCATAAACTAAAGGAACTCCAAAATTTTTGCAAGATAGCTTGCTTTCTCTAGAAAGATAGTATGCTTGGTTTCCAGAAGTCCCATAGGAAAATGCTGGTAATGCTTTTAGTTCTGCCTCTGCTGGCAGATTTATATTTGATGGAATGTTTTCTGGGGTTATTCCATATGAGTACTTATTAAAATCCTCTGACCATTGACCCAGAGATAGTCCACTAAGGAAAAGGTTGTACTCTGACGATGTTCCACCAGTATTGACATTAACTTTAATAACAAGTTTTATGTCTGTTGCAGTTGTTGGTGGAAGGTCAAAGGTGTGGGAAAAGAATTTCCAAGTAAGTCTGTCTGTATTTTTAACTAGTGTTGTATAAAGGTTTTCTTGCTCATTTGAAAGGCTATCTACATAGCTAAGCCCAAAAGATACGTGGTTTGCTAGGGGGGTGTCAAAATAAACATAAAAACCAAGAGCAATATTTGACAAATCCTGGTCTAAACTATTTTGTGCTATATCAAACTCACTTATAAGAACAACATCTTGTGTTGGTGTTGCTGGAACACTGCCAACAACTTTAGAAATTGACGAATCTAGTATTGGTGTTCTTGGTGATCCAGCAATGTTAGAAGCGTCAGCAACGGTTCCGTTTGTGATATCCCAATTGTTTGAATTCCAGAAGTCTCTTTGACTATTAGTAATTTGAGTAATGTAGTCAATTTCTTCATTAAGCATCCATAGTGCTAAAGGGTGTTCAGAGCTAGCTCTTTCAACATATAGATTGGAAAGGGTAGTGTTATTGGCCATTATTCTCCTACCCCTATTTTATCATACTAATAGAAATACCCCCGCTAAAATAATAGCAGGGTAAGTCTTTAATAATTATTATTCAGATGTTGGTAAAGAGGCTAGCTCTTCTTGATGAACCCTAATTGCTGAGTCAAGAATTACGATTGATTTTTTGATTCCTTCTATCTGATCTTCCGTACCAATAGTTTCTGCGGTCTTTAGATTAAGAGTATATTGATACGCTTCTGAAGCAAATTGTTGAATACGATTCTGTAGTAGCTCTCTTTTTTGTTCTGTTGTTAGTAATGATGAGTAATCCATTATCCCTCTTTTCTTAAATTATTATATCAGGATTCAGTAGTATTTGCAACTTCTACCCATACCGTGGAACTTTCATCCCAGAGATATTGCAAACCATCGTTAGGATAAGCTACTGGAGCTTCCCAAATAAATGTTTCTTGATTTAGTATCCAAGAGTCAAATGGTTTTGGCGGTATAAAAGCGTCAAGCTCTGGGTCATAGGTATCGCCAATTCCTGCAAATATTCCACGAATTCTTCCAGTGTATGATGTTTGAATCCATTCTCCACCAAGATTTTCTTTAAGAGTTTGTCCTGCAGCTTCTTCTCCATTTGTGTCGTCTCCTGCAAGAACTCGAACAACAATGTTGTTTTCATCTATTTCAGCCCAGTTGCTCACATTACATACCTTAAAATAATTATTCCATTAGCACCATTGGTTCCTTGTGTATTAATATAAATATCGCTTATTGCAACGGCACCTCCACCACCACCAGATCCAGTATTTACAGCTGGTGCTGTAGAAGTTGCTAAAACTGCACCTGCAGAACAAACACCACCACGACCACCCACATTTGAAGAACCACCATTAGATTGTGTTGTATAAATCTGGCTTCCCCCGCCTCCGCCTGCTGCATAAATTGTTGAAGTTCCAGAAATGCTAGATGCAAGACCACTACCACCATCTCCTGTAACTGTTGAAGTAGCTGTTACTCCAGAAGACCCTTTGCCTCCGCCTCCTCCACCTCTAAATCCAATAGATACGTTTGCACTGTCATACCCATTTCCGCCAGAGTTACCCTGACCAGAAACACCAGACTTACCAGTATCGGATGGATTGTGATAGGCTCCACCACCAGAACCACCAGAGGTTGCTAACCCTGAGAATTGACCACCTGCACCACCACCTGTTGTGCTAACCCCAACGCCATCAAAAAGACTTGTAATGCTAGATCCAGTCCCTGCAGTAGAAGGCCATGCTGTTCCACGACCACCAGTACCAATAGACATAAAGTGGGCGGCGGTTCCTGGTGTTGCAGTTTTTGCAATAGTTCCAGTTAGCATACCTCCAGCACCTCCTCCACCTCCCGTTCTATCATTTGGTGCTCCCCCTCCGCCACCTGCTGCTACCACTAAATATTCAAAAGTCAAGTATTGTGCGTTAGCACCAACGCCCTTAAAGTGAGTTAAAGAAGAGCTAGAGGTAAAGGTGTGTATCTTATAAATTCCAGAGACGGTTGTTTGACCACCAGTGGTTTGTGGAGCTTGGCACTGAGAAGAAAAAGCACCCATCACGGTGTAAGGTCACCCACAATAACCCAAGTGTTTGATGCAAGCTTAATTAGTGTTGCTGATGACCACTGAGCACGAAGCTTTAGTCCAGGTGTTCCATTAAGGACTGTTGTTCCTGGAGTAGCTGGTGCAACGGTAATAACTCCAGATGCAATATTCAACAAGTTAATCTGTGTACCAATTGCAAAGTTAAATGTTGCATCAGTTGGCACACTAACAGTAAATGTACCATTAAGTTGTATTAACGCACCCTGATCGCCAGACGCTAATGTATATGCTCCAGTTTTTGCGGTTTGAACTATAAGTGTAGGATCACCTTGTGGTCCTGTTGCACCTGTAGGTCCAGTAGGTCCCTGTGGACCAGTTGGTCCACCTGATGGTCCTGTTGGGCCTTCTGAAAGAAAAAGCATCCATTCGCTACCAAAAGTTGTAGTAGTAGTTCCCCAATAAAAAACATATAAGTTGTTGTCGACTGGTCCGTTTACTACGTCACCTTTGTAATATGTTACTCCCTCTGAAAAATTTCCCCTAAAGGTAAATCCTGGCCCTGTTGGGCCTGTTGGTCCAGGAACGGTTGAATCTGCACCTGCTGGGCCTGTGGGTCCTGTATCTCCAGCAGGTCCAGTTGGTCCTTGATTTCCACTATCTGCAAGAAGATTCCAGTCTGAGTAATTACTGTCTGGTGGAGTATCGAATCCATTACTTGGAGCAATTGCAATCCAAGACTTGTTGTTCCAGCTTACCGCATCATTAATTGCGTAAGTAATTGATGCTGGATCTCCTGGTCCTGTAACCCAGTTTCCTCGCCAAGTTATACCTAAACCTGCTGGACCTGTAGGTCCTAGTGGTCCTGTTATCCAGCTTGCATCTGTTCCATCAGTAGTTAAAAACTTTCCTTCATTATCAGTTTGATCTGGTAAAGCATCTACTGTTTCCCAAGTTGCGTCTACACCATCAGTAGTTAGAAACTTTCCAGTGTTGCCTGTTTGATCAGGAAGGGCATCTACCTCTTCCCAGCTCACACTAGTGCCATTAGTACTTAAGTACTTTCCTTCATTTTCAGTTTGAGCAGGAATTACAGTAACGTTAAAGTTTAGTTTTCCAAGATCATCATTGTAGGTTACAGAAATTCCGTTTTCTGTATTTGAGCTAACCATTCCTCCAACGGTATCTTGAACAATTTCTCCAAGAGAGCTATCTATTTTTTTAGCTAATAGCTCAATGTCTTCAGCAACATTTACTGGGTCAGATGGTTCTGGAAAGGGTAGTTGATAATTTGAAGTGGTTGCCATAGTGTTTCAATTATATCATAATAGATGGTTTGGTTGTTAATTTACTATGTCTACCCAGTCAGTTCCGTTAAAACGTTTAAAGGTTGTTATGTTTACCCAGTCAGTTCCGCTAAACCTTCTTGCTGTTGTTAGGTCAGTAGCCATATTTGTTCCATTGTGTCTATTTCCTGGAGGGCTTACAAGAATTGACAGGGTAGATGTGTTTGTGTTGCCTGTTACATTTGTAGCCCTAATTACAAAAGTAAACGTTCCTGTAGCTATTGGCGTTCCTGTAATTGCACCACTAGAAGTATTCAAACTTAGTCCAGTTGGAAGTGTACCAGAAAATAAAGAATAGCTTGCCGCTTCGCTTGCAGATACTCCGTCTGAATAAGAGCTTCCAACTCTTGCATTGACTACTGTAGCATCAGAAAATACTGGCAGTGCTGGATTGATTGGTATGTTGAAGGTTCTATCAGATATAGAGCCACTGTTGTTGGCTCGAATAGTAAAGCTTGCTGTACCCACGGTGTTGGGTGTTCCTGATATGGTGTTTCCAGAAGCAGAAAGTCCGCCAGTCTGACCACTTGAGCCTACTACGCTGTAGCTAGTGACGGGACTTGCGTTTACGGTAGCTGAATATGAAGACCCACGTGTAGCAGTTGGCAATGTTGTTCCAGTTGACCAACTAGGCGTTGGGTATGGTGGAACGTTAACATAAAATGAAACGGTTGCCGTGCCGACAGTACCAGTGGTGGTGAATGTTCCTGTGACAAGGTGATCTCCAGGAGGGAGTCCTATTGCTCCTGACTCTGTACGACCAGTTCTTGGAAAATATGCGTTAGGAATAATCGTATTGCTACCAGTGTCACCACCAAAATCATAACTTTGAAAATTAGCTCCTGCTACAAGGTTTCCTGCAACGTAAACTGACCAAGACGCACCCTGTGATACACCTCCGTAGCCATAACCACCAAAGCTAGCGTTTCCGTCTGTAACAGTGGCATTCCAGTCTATTGCACCCTGTCTTCCACTAGCATTTATAATTAATTTTGCACGATTTCGAGTATCATTAGTGAGTGCTTCTGGCATTTATATCACCCCTACCAAAACCAAAGATCGCCTGCGGCAGCCCCATCAATGTTTGCACCTGTTGCTCCAACAACTGATGGGTTAGCAACATATATCTTACCTGAGTATGGAGTTCTGTTGTCATTGCCGTCAGCAACGGTTTGAGCATTAAAAATTTGAAGTGTGGATCTTGCAGCAGAAGAGGTTGAAGCGGTCGCAGTAAGCTGACCAGCGTCTATAGACTTGTTTGTAAGTGTTTGTGTGCTATTTGTTCCAACAAGCTCTGTAGAGGCGTCTGGGAGCGTTATAGTCCTATTCTGAGTTATGTTTCCTACCCCCAGTACTGTTGCAAAAGCATTACCAGCTGGGCCTCTAAAGGTAACGCCACCATCTGGTCGTATAGTAACTAGTGCATCAACCAAAGTCTTGTTTGTCATAATTACTGAGTTAATTAGTGTAACTTCTGGGGCTTGCCAAGCAATACCAGTACCACTTGTTCCAGACAGTACTGTCAAAACTTGGCCAGGAGTTCCCAGTGGTATTGTTGCTAAATCTGATGAGCTTGTAGCTCCAGCAGTGGACGAAACAAGAGCTCCCCTTGCTGACCAAAGACTAAGTGGGACTGGGTTTGGAAAGTTGTTAATTTGATTTTCAAGACTGCTTAAGTGATGTACAAGAGACTTTTCTGAATCTCCAGGCTCACCATAGTGGTATAGTCTAAAAGCGGCTACAATATCTGCGGTATCTGAAGCAGAAGGAATTCTTGTATTATATGAGGTTGTTGTACCAGTAGCAATATCTTGTGGCATTTATTTTTCCTAACCTAAATACGATATAGAGGTATGAACCTTGTAAGGAGTAATGCTATTTAAACTACTCCAACTAGTACCGTTCCACTCAGCACCATTAATAACAATCTCAATATATCTTACACCAAGGATTGTTGGAAGACTGTAGGTAAAAGAGGATGCAATTGGGTTTCCAGAAGCATCTTCTATGTTGTATCTAATTGTAAACTGATTTGTAGCCAAGGTTGTGTCTGAGGTTATTGTTGATACTGGAATTTGCAAAGTTCCTTCCCCACTTGTAAACACTACACTGCTAATTCTTGAAGCTGGATTTGGTCTTAATACTTTTACCCATTGTGGAGTTCCAACATCTGGTATGTATTGATATGTCCATCCATAGTCTGACTGACTTGTGTTAACATAAAGATCATAAAGCTTAACATCTTGAGAAGCTAAAACTGTTGTTGGGTTTCCGTTTCCTACCCATGTCCTGCTTCCTCTTTCACCAGTTCTACCAAAATCTAAAGACAGATCAATTGTTGATGGGCCACCAAAAACATCTAAGTCTTCATTTTCAAGGATATAGTCTACCATTATGACTCTTCTGGGTCTGGTGTTGCTGTTGGAGCTTGTGTGATATCTGGAGTTATAGATATGGTTCCAGATAGTAGTGTAAACACTGTAAAGCTATCTCTAATTTCAACATCATAGTACCAGGTTATAGATGGATCTAAAGACTGACCAACTGTTGGAGTGATGGTGCAGGTAACTGTATTGTTTACTGCATCAACTACAGCCAGGCCAGTACTTCGTGTCCCACCAGACCCACGAACACTAGATATTGTAAAGGTTGCTCCGTTTAGATATGTCGTTAATGGAAAGGCGTTTCCACTACCGTCTTTTGGGCGGATAATAAATTCAAACGTGTCTCCACGGTAATAGTTAAAATTATAAGTTCCTGGAAATGCCATGATTACTCCTTATTAAGATTATACCATAAGAATTAATTATACAAATCAGTCTGTTTGTTATAAAATTCTAAATTTTTATTTAGCCTATCGCTATTGGGATTGTGGCTAATTGCTAGAATAACCTGATCAATTGCTTCTTGCTTTTTCTCAAGATTCCAGGCAGATATAGAAGCTAGGTCATGAGGCAGGTCTTTCCAAGCAAAGTCTTCGCAAAGATAATCTAGTGGTTTTTCTTTTATTGCCAAAGCCTCTAAAGATTGAGTATAACACAGGTTCCAATCTTTTTTAAGATAAGCATGGTTTGCAAGCTCTACTTTTGGCTCTCTCCTATTTGGATCTTCTTCTATAGCCTTTAAGAGATATTCCTTGGCTTTTTGTGGATTACACTTAGCTAGATACCTATAAGAAGCTGCTCTCTCAGCAGACCATGTAGCCGTTGGCAATGACAAATGACGTAAAAACTCTTTGGCAGCCTCTTCAAACTTTTTATTAAAATACAGCTCACGTGCATAGTAATATGCGTTCCTATCATCGTTTGGATCTTCTATTGTAGATAGTTTTAGTAGTGGAAGGTATTGTCCACGTGATTTAGTAGAGTCTGGATAGTGATGAATTTCTATGTCATACCACCCCTGCTTTTCTTGCAGTCTATCTGAAGCTATTACTTCATGAACTGGATGCTTCCAGCGATATCCTTTACGAGCATGTATTTTGTCTGCACCATATTGTAATCCTGGTGTACCGTCAGAATTCCACGACCAAGTGTATTTATATCTAGGACGAGTTACTTCATCTGTTAAAGCCTTTTCTAATTCTTTACGCCAGCCAGGAATAATAACCTCGTCCATATCAAGAGCAATACAATAGTCAATATCTGAGGGAATAACTGAAAGAGATGCATTACGAGCATCATCAAATCTCCATGGATTAATTGATATTTTTATAACGTTAATACCAAGTGCTTCTGCTTTGGCTACCGTAGAATCTGTAGAGCCTGTGTCTGCAATCAATAGGTAGTCAGCATCTTTAGCTGACTCATACCATCTTTCTACAAACTGCTCTTCGTTTAGGGCAATAGTATATATTGCAACTTTTACTTTATCTTTATTTGGCAACTAAATCATCCTTGATACTTTTTCAAGCTCTTGTAAAAAGCTTTCCTTGCTTCTATCAATGTTTGGAATAGCTACGTATGTGTGGTTTTTTAGTATTGAATATGTTTTATAAAAATTATGAATTTCCCACTCATCTCCGTTATCATTTGCACACGTTCCAAATTTTATTGGACAAACGATTTCTATTATGGTTTGTCCTGGTTTCATAAACATTGAACTTGTTAGTCCTGATCCAGTATATCCTGCAAAAACGCTAACCTGATCAAAAAACTTTATCTGCTCTTTAAGGCTTTTAAAAGACTCGCCATTGACAACCTCAAATCCTAGTGACCTAAAAAGATCTTCTGCATCTTTTTCGTAGATATGTCTATTTTCTGCCCTATCTTTGTTTATGTCTTTTTCCCTAGATAAAAAAACTTTTTTATTTGGTATAGAATCTTCTGATAAGCCTGCAAAGCTTTTTGCACTATCATAAATAAAGTCTAGAGAAATTCCTATGTTTTGTTGTTCAATTACTGTAGAGTTATTGACTCGAATGTAGCTTTCAAGCAAGGACGCCCCAGTGTTAGCCTCGTTTATGGTTGTCCAAGAAATCTCAATTCTGTCCTCAAACTGTTTCATGCAGTGCTCAAAAAATGCCTGAAACTCTTTTACAGTTTCTTGATTTTTTTGTAACTCAACCAATACAAGCTCTACTTTTTTAATATTAGATTTTATACAGTTTTCTAAAAATACAAAAACTATCCCAATGAAGTCTGAGAAATAGTGAAAATAGCTGTTGGGGATTTGCACCAAACCTTTAAAGTTTTCATTTATTATTTCTTTAACTGGATCTGTGTCTTTTAAACTATCTCCTTTAAATGGATCTAAGTAAGAGTCTACAACTCTTACCTCTTTAGAAAAATTATCTTTTGAAAACAAAACCTTTTCATTTATGTGAACGGCAAAATCTTTTTTATCATGAATATGATAAAAGTCGTATTTATTACTTGTCATATTTAATCAAACAGCTTTTATGTTTTACGAAAAGCTGGCTCCCTTATGCTCTGGACCAAATTTTATTTGACATACGTTACAAGTTTTAGATTTAAACCTTGTTACTGGGCATTGAGCTACTGTGAGCTCATGGCCTTTTAGCTGACATATTGCAGACTTTATCATTTTGATGATTCTCATAAACACATTATACCTTAAAAAGGTCACTATGTCTACAGCCTATTTTAATATTTTTACGTAATCGCTGCAGATCCCAAATACCTTAGTAGGGTCTGGCAATGGCTCTTGACCATTAATAACAAGTATAGACTTATTCGTAATTGGTTTTCCTGGATAAGTCCAGATTAATCCATTGCTTGTTAGGGTATAACTATCTTCTTCATGCCAGAAATACTTGTAGTCTTGCTTTAAACCAACAAAGTATTCTAATGCTTCTAAGTTTTTGCAATGAACCCATAGACTGTTTTTATATCTATCAAGAAAGGTCTTAGACGTTAGGTATTGAGCTTCGTCGTGTCCCAGCCAAAGTTGATTATCTATCAATCGAATATCAACCTCTACTTCAAAACCAGCATAAATTGCTTCTTCTATATATGTTGGGTGATTTTCTCTTGAAGATGGTCCTTTAAGGTTTCCTCTATGAGATATTTTTAACATCTGTTAATTATAGCACTAAGAGTTTTGCTCTGAAGAAAAAACAAACTCATCAAGCCTAGCTTTAACTAGTTCTGCTTGTTTTTCCATATTTAAAACACTGAGATATTTGTGTTTTTTAAAAGAAGAAAACTCTTTATAGTGATCGTGAATGCCATAATTAAAGGTTGTGGTTCCATCATCTTCGGTTGTAGATCCAACCATTAGTTCTGAAACTATTTCAATAACTTCTTGGTTTTCTTGCATAAATAGTAAACCTGTTAGTCCAGAGCCAGATAGTGCTGCAAGGGTAGAGCACGAGTTAAGAAGTTCAAACTGTTCTTTAAAGCTAGCTATGTTTTCTGGATAAACTATTTCAAATCCTTTTTCTATAAAATAATTTTCTATAGCTTCTTCGTTATCGATCCTAACATCTCTACTTACAAAATTCTTTCTGCTAATGTATATTTTTCTGCTTGGTGTTTCTTCAACTAAATTATACTTATCTAATAAATAGTTGTACAAAAGTGGAATTCCAGCTTCAACATCTGCCCCATTTATTGGAATAAAGTTTTTTGCATTTATATAGTCAAAATCAGAGCTTTTTACCTCTGAGTAGTTCATTCCTTTTTCTTGCAAAAGCTCTACAAGCAGTTTATCAAAGTTTTGTTCTTCAGTGGGCAATACACCTTCGGGCAATGCATCAACGGGCAATGCACCAACACCAAGGTCAAATAAAACAAAGTGTAGATCTTCATTATTAAGCTCGTCTATTGCTGTTAGTGCTGGCATCATCAGGTTTATAAGAAAGTGATGATAGTTTGATCTATCTTCCATGATTACATAGGTCTTACCATCTTCTAAAAAATCTATAGAGTTGGATCCTTCTGGAGACCTTCCAGGCTGAAAATCGCAAAAAGAACCCATCGTGTTAAACTCTATATGGTGAATTTCACCAGTCTTTTCTAGTCTATTACATAACATTATTTTTCTAATAGCCTTTCTTTTAGGGTTTTAGGGGGTTGTGTTTTCCCATACTATTTAATTATATCACTATGTTTTTGCGACAAAAACTTTTCTAGGTCTTCTGGAGTTCCTAGGCCATACATAGTTTCTACAAACATTGGCAAAATTCTTTTGTTATCTTGAATTGCTTCATTATATACTGGGCATATATAGAATTCATTATTTACCCTGATATTTTTTTCAATCATCTGTTCTGCGTATCTTACGTAGTCAGAGCCTTTAGACCATCCGTAGACCCCAGTGCTGGCATTATTACTAATTACTACTTTTTCAGCTACCTCTATAATCCTATTATTTTTAATTTTTGCATAAGACCATTTATCTTCATTAGCTAGGAATAGGGCCATATTTCCATCAGCTCCAATCTCAAGTAATTGAGAAATAAACTCTGAACTATCCCAGTCTAAGAGTTGATCAGAGTTTGCAATTATTAGTGGTCTTTGGTTATCTATATACTGTTTTGCTAGCAATGCTGTTCTTGCTGCACCGTCAGTTACTCCATCTACCTGTATAATTTTACATCCTGGGATAAGTTTTGTAAGTGCAATTTCAAGACTATACTTTTTATAATGCTCAGCCTGAACAATAAAAATATAGTTTCCAGGAATTGCAATGTTTTCAATTACCCTCTGAATCATAGGCTTTCCGTCAACATCAATTAGTGGCTTTGGATCTTTATATCCAGCATTAAAAAATCTAGAACCGTTTCCAGCCATTGGTATGAGTATGTTTGGAAAACTATTGGGTGTCAAAGCTTCTATGGCCTTAGAGATATAAGAAAGGTTGATATCTTTTCTTTCTGTTACTGGAAACAGCTTTGCCAAGGATGCCTTTGCTGCTGCTTGGCCTATTTCGCTGTCTTCAAAAATTATTGTTGTTTCTGAAGAAGATCCCAGCAATGACATCATTGTTTTATAAATTTCTGGATTTGGTTTTGGGTTAGAAACATCTTCATTACTAAGAGCATAATCTATAAGTCCATAAACTCCTAGACTCTTTAAGGATCCAACAACGGTTTCCCTTATGGCATTACTAGCAACACCAATTTTAATATTGAATGATTTTATAAGTTTAAATAAGTCTACTAACTCTTGGTCTTTATCAAACACCTGAAACATTTCTGATGAATAAATCTGTTTCTTTTCCCAGATAACATTATGAAGCTCTTTAGGCAATCCTTTGGAGTATGAAATAATATCTAGCTTTGCTTTTGTACTAAGCCCTTCAAATGTATTGGCCTGCTCCTCTTTAGAAATTACATATCTTTCATCTATCTCTGACAGTGCAAGGTTTAGAGAGTTAAAGTGAATCTCTTTGCTATCTATTAATACCCCGTCTAGATCAAAAATAAATGCATTATTCATCTGACCTATCCAAAAAGTTTTTAATCTTGGGATCGTTTTGAATTGTTTCTTTTAAGGCTTCAAAGCTTCTTTCATTATTGTGAATTCCAAAATATGTGTGGTCCTTGTAGAATGCCAAGTTTTTATAAAAGTTATGAAGTTCTTGAGTATAATATGGATCTGTTATATCTTTTGCACGTCCAGGAACACCCACTGGAACCACTAGCGGAGTTATGATCTCAATAAGTGTTTGGTTGGGTTGCATAAACGCAGCATTAGCTAAACCTGATCCAGTTATTGATGCTACAACTTTTGTTTCATAAAAAAGATCCAGCTGTTCTTGAAACGAGCTAAGATGTTCGGTAGTTATAATTTCATATCCCATTGACGAAAAAAAATCATCTAGTTTTTTATGATCGTCAATTCTATTGTCATTAGAACATGACAATGTTGGAGCATCGTATTCCCTTCCAGATGTTAATGCTCTACTAATAAACACTTTTCTGGTTGGTTTAGCTTTTGGATTAGAAACTCTTTCCTTGAAAAATTCATAAACTAAGCTTGCTTTTCTGATTGACTCCAAGTCGTAATGAATTATTCTAAAATTATTTATATAGATAATGTCGTGTTTTTTTAAATTAACTATTCTGTATTTTATTTTTTTCATTTTTAAACTTTCTAAAAAATATAAAAATACATTATGATACATAAAACCTTGAGGAGTCTCTACTGTTAGAGCGTCTTTCATTTCACTAATATCAAGAATTAGTTCGTGCTTTGGATATGACTCTATTGCATAGATTATTTCTGATATATTGTCTAGCAATGAATGGTAAAAGCTATTAACCATAGATACTACTAGCTTTTTACTGTTACCCAAAACATTTAAAGTGTTTGTTGAATTTGAGTCTATATATCCAGAAATCATGTTTTCGCCTGGAAAAAAATAAAACAAATCGTCACTTGTTTCGGCAACAATATTTCTTACTGTGTATACACCCTCATAATATTCTAGTCTGTCGTACTGTTCTATGTCGGACATTTCTATTGTTTTTACAATATTTTTTCTTTGTCTTAAGAAAAAGCTTAGTGGATTTTTTATTTTCATGAGCCATCTTCTTGTATGAATCTAGTCATAGTTTCGATAAACTCTGGACTCCCTAAGCAAAACGGAATATTTTTTGTTTTCCAAAAAACATTAATCCTATTACCAACACAAAAAGATAAGAACCACGACAAAAACTCTGGATCAAAAGGTTTTTCAATCTCGAAGGCTTGAAGATATCCTAAACCATTTACATCTTCTATAGAGATGTAAGCTCCTATTAAGGACGGCTTGAAGTGTTCTGGGACAGCTTTTTCCATTTGCCAAAAGCAAAAAGTTTTTGGTCCTAGGTTACACTCTGGACACTCTCCACAAACTCTTTTTTTATTTTTTGCCATTAAGAATACTTCTTTCTTGTCCAAAAATGTCTCTTGTAATAATTGAATGGGGGATTATGCATGGTAGCTGTAAAGGCTGGACGCTGATAACTTAAAGAGTCTTCAACACTTGAGGACCAGTCTTCTCTTTTAAATGGTATTGCTTGAGCAATTGGGGTTCCTGCTGGAATAATGCCTACAAAGTCTTTTTTAATCAAAAATGGAAAGTTTACTTCTAGAGGAAACTTGTCTGTATCTACTAGACCAGTAAAGCTATAGAATGGCAAATCAACCCTATTAACTGGATGAACAAATAATGTGCTGTATCCTTTTGGAGTTTTTAATGTAAAGGAATTTATCCACTTATAAACGGTCTTGTAATATTCTGTTGGAATTTTCAAGTCTCCCATTTGGCCATCCACATGAGACTGAACTACCTTGTTAACAGATATATCTTGAACAATTCCTTTGTTAAAAAATACATCTGCTGAAAGCGTTAAGGAGTATCCTGCGGTCATAGAGTCTAGAATTGGAACACACTTTTTTAAGGTTTCTCCACCATTTACAATTGGCTTGGTTGTTCTATACCACTCTGGAATAGCCTTGTATGCTGGAACTGGATGTGGAATATCTAGGTCTGGATGAATTGATCTAAAATTAATCTTCTTTTTCATTTTGCACCTCTGAGTAAAACTTTCTTTTATTGTACCACATTCCCTTTTTTACAATTTGAGTTTTAGGATTAAAAGAAACCATTTTTACGTCTTTGCTTAGAATTTGTGCCGCTGTTTCTTCGTTTATTCTTATTAGCTCAACGACAATATTTTCTTTATTTATTAGTGCTATATACTGCAAAGGGAGATCTTTTAATCTATCTTCTTCTGGAGACCATTTTGCACCCTCTGGAATTACTGGTTGTTTTCCTTTTTGTAGGTTAAAAAGTTTTATCATTAAAATTTCTAGCAAAAAACTTCTGATTGTTGGTCTGTGTTCGCTTAATAATCCTTCATAAATTTCTTTTTTTGTTTTTTTTCTCATATTAGCTATAGTCTTTTCTTATCCAAAACAACTTCTTATAACTTTTTCCTGGACTTCTTACAGTATTACCTTGTAGTGTGTCTAAATAAACAATACCCTGGTCATTATGAATAGATTTCCAAGATTTTCTTTTTATTGGTAATAGTTGTGCAAACGGTGTGCCTGCTGGAACCATCCCCTCAAAATCTTCTCTAACAAAAAATGGAACGTTTCCGCTAGTTGAATATTTGTCTGTATCCATTATACCAGAGGTAATAGTCCATGGAAGATCGAACCTATTCAGTGGCTGAACCACAAGCATACTCCAGCCCCTTGGAGTTTTCATACCCCAAAAACCTCTAAATGCTAAGTGGTTCGGGTAGTGACCAGCTGGTCTTGGAATCTTTTCCCCAAGATCTTTTCCTCTTTCGGCTATAAAATCCTGTAAATCTTCTATAGAATTCCACCTAATATTTAAAGATCCGTCTTCATTTTTTGAAATAAAAATGTCTACTGGTGTGACTAGCATGTATCCACTAATCATTGAGTCTAAAAATGGTATGCATCTTTTTAAACCAGAATGCTCGTTACCCTGCTCGTCGATGGTTACCGTTTCAGAGTCTTTATACCACTTTGGCAAAAACTTTTTTGCTGGTTGAGGTTGGCCCAAACCCATATATTGTTTCTGTGAAAAAAATCTTATTATATTCACTCTATGATCTTTCTATTGTTACTGAGCTTCCAATTTCATTGTTACTGTATTCTGCTTTTGATATTGATATCCCATATCTTGTATTTATTATAGCACCAGTGGCATTATAAATCAAGTCTTCTCCTAGCTGAGTTATGGGGGTCACTTCCGAAAAGGCTTTAGCTGTAATCTCATTTCCAGAGGTTTGAACAATAATAGATTTAATTGTTTGTGCAGTAGATACTACCAACGAAGAAATTTCTGACACAGTATCACTAATTGATTGAGAAATCTTTAGCATGGCTACATAAGAAAAGCTTTCTGGGAAAGCAGCTGATGTATAGGAAATTGCAGATGTATAGCTAGATCCTTCTGTATATGTTGTTAGAGAAGAAAAAACAAGACTTGCAAAATAATTTGTAGAAGAAGAAAAGACTGTGGCACTTGAATATGGAGTGGCCGAGCTAAATGGGGTCACAGAAGTAAAAGCAAGTGCTGAAGAGAATGTTCCTCCCTGACTAGTATAAAATAATTGAGATGTGTAGGTTTCTGCTCCAACAGTGTACGCCGTTGTTCCTGAAGTATAGGTTTGTGGTGATGGTGTATATGTTGTTGGTCCCTGTGACCAAACTGTGCCTGGTGTGTAGGATATGGCTGCATAAGTGCCGTCAAGATTACTCCACCAGTTTTGAGCTAAATTCCAAAAGTCTTGTCTGGACCAAACGCTTCCAGGTGTTGAAAACCAGGTACTAGCTGCAGTCCAGAAGTTGGATAAGGTTGAGGTCCAAACATTTTGATATGCACGAAACCAGGCAGATCCAGTGTATGCTATAGGAGCAATGTTTCTTCTTGTATAGGCTCTCCAAAAGTTTGATGATTGAGTCCAGTTTCTAGATCGATAAAAATTAGATACTCCATAGTAGGATATATTTCTTGTATATGGAGACCACCTGTTCCAAGTTTCTGATAGGGTCCATGATGTAGCAGTAGAATAGGCATCAATATTACTAAACCAAACAGGTGCAGTTGTATACGCTGTAGCTCTAGAAAAAACCTGGGCAGAGCTAAATGGTTGGAGACTAGTGAAAGGAGTGCTAGAGGTAAAGTTTGGTGTGGATGAAAAGTTATCCATAGAAGATGTATAGTTTGTATCTCCAGCAAAGTAGCTAGTTACTCCAGAAGAATACTCTGCGGTTAGGATTGAATAGCTTGGCGTAGACGTATATTCTTGACCAGCAGTAAATGATCCCGCTAAAGAAGTGTAAGTTGTTTCTACAGAATAGTTTGCTTGACCACTAAAGGTTGCTGGGGCAGAGGTATAGTTTGTACCTGCTGGAATTGTGTTGTATGCTGAATCAATGGATACCATCCACCAGTCAGCACTTGTTTGCACCCACAAAGCTACTCCAGAACCTACGTCTGTATCTTCTAGAGTAATAATGTTATTTTGTGTAGGAAGATTTATAACTGCAATTGGATATTCGCTACCGTCATCAGATGGCTGGGGTACGTAGTTTGCTACAGCTTTACCATCTTGAACTTCAATTACTTTTGATACGGCTTCCCACTGACTGCCGTCACTAGCTGTGCCTAAAGATCCCGTGGTGTTGGCTCTGGAAGAAAAAATGTCTTTAAATATTTTTCTTACAGCTGCCGAAAATCTACCTACAAATGCTTTTCTCATAGTACTAGATCTCCTGCTAGCACCCAAACATTTTCAGCTCTTTTAATCAGGGTAGCAGAAGACCATTGTGCTCTTAGTTTAAGTCCTGGTGTTGCATTTATGGTTACCCCGCCACTTACTGGAACTATTGTTGTCTGCCCAGTTCCAGTCTGTAAAATGTTAATTTGGCTTCCTATTGGAAATGCTTGTGAAGAATTGAGAGGTACTGTAAGATTGTTTGCACCTGAAGAATTCATCTCAACTAGTTTGTCTTTATCTGATAGGACTAAAGAATAAGAAGCAGTTTTTTCAACTATTACTAATGTTGACCCAATACCAACAAACTCCCAAAAGACTCCTGTCCACTTCCAAGTTCTTCCACCAACAGAAAACTCATCGTTTAAGGTGGGGGAGTCTGGAAAATTGATTGCTGACATTATTCTATTATACCTTAATCATATAGTTAAGCACTACATATGGCTGTAAGTTATTGTGTGCTCCACCGCCACCAGTAGCAGTAGTAGCACCACCATTACCGACTACGTTGTCTCCGTTAGAAATAAACAGGTTGCTAGCTGCGTATGCGGCAGATCCTGCTGTGTTATATGGTTTTGTATCGTGGGTGTGACTAGGCATTTCAGCAGTAGTTAGGGTGTGCGTCTTTGCTCCACCCACTTCTCCAAGAGTATCAAATTCAGTTTGAGCACTATCTCTACCTACAGGAACTCTACCCTTAAGGTTTGGAATATTAAAGGTAGTGGAATTATCTCCAACTCCATAGGCTGTTCCAATTGCATCAAACAGTGTAGAATATGTTGTTCTTGATATTGCAGTACCGTCGCAAATTAAATAACCAGTTGGTGCTGTTGCTCTAGCCGTTTGACTAATTGTTCCTGCTGGAACCAGTGCTGCTAGAGCAGTTGCTACCGTAGTAGAAAAATTAGGGTCATCGTTTAAGGCTGCAGAAAGCTCGTTTAAAGTATTCAAAAGGGTTGGGGCAGAATCTACAAGATTTGAAACAGCTGTAGAAATAGCAGTGTCTGTTTGTGCTGGAGTGTAAATGTCTATCCACCCAGCATCATAGTTTGTAGAGCTAGACTTAGCTAAAACTTGGCCCGAAGCTCCTCCAGTTGGAACTCCTGCACCCGTAGCACCTGTTGGTCCTGCAATACCTGAAACATTCTCAACCCAATAAGAATCATAGTAAACAAAAGTCTGTCCTGTTTCTGAGTTATACCAAAGGTCTCCTAGTGCTGGTGAGCTTGGTGGTGTGGTAGAAATATCAGTAGAGCGGGTTGGTCCTGTAGCTCCAGTATTTCCTGTAGGTCCAGTAGCTCCACGAACACCAGCAATGCTAAGCGGCATTGGAGATGTAATACTTGCTAGAGTTCCACCAGTATTGTCAACTAAAACAGTTATATCTACGATTGTTCCAGTGATAGAAAATACTAGTCCGTCTGCAAAGATTAATGGGTTTGATGGTGAAACGATTCTTACTGGTGATCCAACGACTAGTGCATCAACTTTGTTTACCGTTCCAGAAGCCGTAGAAGACGAATACGAAGAAAGAGTAAAGGTTATACCAGCATATCCTAGTCCAGCTCCTCCCGTGGCTCCTGTGGGTCCAGTGGGACCTGTGGGACCAGGAACAGTAGAATCGTCACCTCTTACTCCTGTGGGACCAGTGGGTCCTGTCGGTCCTTGAATTTGTCCAACGTTGTTCCAGTCAGTTCCATCCCAAATATATAAGTCTCCACCAATCAGGTAAGCATCGTTAATGTTTACCCCTGGATCTGGCAACAAACTAGAGTTTGCTAAAGTTCCAAGAATAGAGATACCAGATCCATCTACACCAGGGGGGCCAGTGGGACCTGTCGGTCCAGTAAATCCAACTGAACCTGTTGGTCCTGTGGGTCCTGGAACTGTTGACACTGCTCCCGTGGGTCCTTGAGGACCACTAGAAACAGATCCGAAAATTTCCCAAACGGTTCCAGTCCAAATCCAGGCTTTGCCTGAGATTATAAACTTGTCGCCAATATCTGGGGAATCTGGAAAATCTAGCACTGTCATAGTTTAAGCCTGAGCCTCTGTCCATGAAATTCTACCCTGAATCTCAGCAGTTGAAGAACCAAGATTTGTAGCAATAATTGTAAGAACGTCTGGTCCGTCTGGATAAATTTCTGCTGAAACATTTGCTGAACCACCGCCCAATATAGAGTTTCCAAGGTCACGAACAAGTCCAAGATCAAGTGATCCTGTGCCATCAATAAAGTAACCAGCAACAACCTCACCACCAAAGATTGGAATGTCTAGGGATGAGAAGTCAGAAATTTGAGCAAGCGAAGAGTTTGCCTGTCCACCAACGTTACCAATAGCATCTGTCCAAGTTCTATTTGTTGTTGGAGTTCCATTTAGAATTGCTCTAACCAAGAATCTTGCACCAGTTGTTTTACTTGTAACTCCAAGGCTTCGTAGAATCAGCTGCATTCTGTTTACAAGCTCTCTACCTCCAAACTCTGTCACAATACCATTGTCTACGGATGGTCCAACACGAATTGCAAATAGGGCTCTAGTATCTCCAGCCGCACAGTTAATCGGTAGCTTTTGTCCATAGGTAAAAACAAGAGACTTATCGTCATCGTATCTACCGTCCATAATTACTGATGTTCCCCAGTGAGATACTGTAGGGGAGAAATCTGGATATGCATTTTCTACAATTACTGGGGCAGTAACTGAGTATGAGAATGATTGCCCAGTAGAGCTCATTGGAGCAAACGTAACCCCTGTTGGGTTTGTAGCTGTTGCAGCCCTACTAAAGGTTATTTGGCTTCCAGAAATATTTACAACATATGTTCCATCTGCAAAGGCAGGAGAAATAACTCTTTGACCAATCTGAACATTTGTCAAATCTCCAATGTTAGCCACAGTTCCTAGATTAGATCCAGATGCAATCGTTAGATTTACGGAAGCATTTCCAGATTTAGCACGTGTAATACCAGCAAAGGTGGTTGAAGTTTTGCTTGAATAGTTTACAGTCTCTACTGCTGAACCGTTTCTAATAGTAATAGTTCCACTATTAGGGAACCCAGCAGTAGAGCTAACATTCAGCGTAGTATCATCATTGTCAAATGTTTGAGTAATCTTTGTATAGATTGGAACAGTGTTTGTTTCATATCTACCTGGCAAGTTACCAGAACGCATGTAGGATTCTAAATTTAGGTTGTTGTTTTCAAGCTTGTGGACATAAGTGATGTCTCCATTAGTTCCACGCAATCCCCAACGAATAGCTCCAGCACCGTACCATGAGTAATCGATGTAGAACATTTGCATACGGTTAAGATCTATGTTATAACCAGAGTAACCAGTGCCATCCATCTTGTCTATATTCCATTCTGACTGAGGATATTTCTTGTCAAAAGTCTTAGAGATAATAACGCTAGCAGAAGATATTCCACGGTACGATGGAGAAATAGTTAAACTTGTGTCGCTCTCAATACTTAGAACCTTGTATGACTGACCACGAAGAACAATATAGTTTCCTGGATCAATCTGTCTTGAGAAGTTGGTAGGAAAGTCAGAGGATGTCTGGCTGATTGTATTAGAACCATTAGTTACTGAAACTCTTCCAGAAAGCTGATAGGTTGATGATCTTTGAACTGCATAAAGCTCAGTGCCATCATATTCAAAGAAAATACCATTTTGCTCGTCAAATAGTCCAATGCGGTTTACTGCACCAGTCCATTCACTTACAGTAATATAGTATCTTCCAGATGCCCTATCTGGAAGTGGCTCTGTAGTAGTTACTTGAAATTTATTGTGAGATAAAACCGTATCAACAGTATATGTTCCATTGTAAGCTGCTGGCTCAGCATTAATAATATTAATCTCTGCACCAGGTAGCAGGTTGTGAGACTCTTTAGTCTGAATTGTAATTACGTCATCATTACATGATAACTCATCTAGTTGATAAGATGGCTTTAACAAGCTTCCAGAGCTATACTGGATACCCTTTCCAGACTGGTAGCGGAAGTAACGACGAGTCTGACGAACTGCCTGCTGATTGTTTGAATTTCCATTTGCTGAGAAGATCACACCACCGTCGTGAGGTCTGTGTCCAAACGTAGCTTGTGGTCTTACATAAACTTTAGCAGATGTTGCTACTAAAGTTCCAGTTGGAGCGTCATCAACATATACCTTAAAGGATGTTGGACTAACAACTGTAGATACAACCCAAGCACCATTTGGTGCGTGTGTGCTTGCTGTGGTTCCTGAGATAGCTACTTCATTACCCAAAGCTAGGCCATGAGGAACTGTTGTGGTAACTGTAACTAGCTTACCAGAATATGACATTGTTGGTGCTCCACCAATTTGAGAACTGGTGTATGGAGTTGCAACAAATATGCTTGTCTTGTTAAAGTCATAAATTGCTGTAATGCCAGTTTTATTTGCTGACTTGGCGTAGTATGTAAACTGGTTTGTTCCTCCACCAGTTTCAATTAGGTATGTTCCATCTGCATTCTTTAGAAGAGTGTCTGTTATGGTAATTACAGTACCGTTTGGTGGGGCGTAGTTTGAAACTGCAGTTCCAGAAGCGTCTGTAACTGTAGTAGTAGTTGCATTCTGAACCGCAAAGGTTGTTCCAGATGCAACTTCTCTAATTTGAAAAAGACCATTATATCCTGATGGTCCAAGGCCAGTAATATCTACATATTCTCCAATAGTAAAACCATGTTCTGCTGTAGTTGTATAGTTTACATATCCGACTGATGGATTTGATGGGGTAACTGCTGAAATAGTTCTTGTAGTAGTATTTAGTGTTACGGTTACAATTCTAGAGTCAACTGGCATAGTTACAGTGTTAAAGTTTTTAATAGGAATAGCTGAGTTAAAAGCAAAGGGACGGTTATTAGTCATTGCCAAGTTTTCCCACTTGGTCAGCTGTGGACCCAACTCGAAGTCGGTATCAATAAGTGCCTGTGGCTGAGATACTCTAAACTTACCTACTGGATCAGTGAACTCTTCTTTCGGAGCAAACGCCTGATCAAAATTTGACAAAAACTGTGTCATTATACAACCTTCCAACCATAGGTAGAACCTATGAATCTAAATAAAACTGATGCTCTATCTACATTTAGTATTAGATTATCAGATCTTCCTTCTATTAACTCTATACCGCCAGAAATAGTCAAACCATTTCTTTTAAAAGATTCAGCTCCATCAATTATAGCAACACTTTCTCCAACTGCTGGACTTTCTGGCATAATAAGTGTAAAGCTACCTGCTGAGGTATTTGCAATGTATCCAGTATTGGCAGTTGCTGTAGTGTTTGAATTAATTACTTGCCAGTTTCCATAGGCAGTTCCGCCTCCAACACCAACCCAGTAAGAGTCGTAATAGATATATGTGCTACCAGTGGTAGTGTTAAACCAAATATCTCCTAGTTCTGGTGTAGAGGGTGCAGTAGCAGATTCTAGATATTTTCCATCTGGTCCTGTTGATCCTGTTGGACCAGTCTCACCCTGTGGACCAGTGGGTCCTAAATCTCCTTGTGGACCAGTGGGTCCTAAATCTCCTTGTGGACCAGTGGGCCCTAAATCTCCTTGTGGACCAGTCGCACCTATTGGTCCTGTTGGACCAGGAACAGTAGAATCAGCACCTGTTGGTCCAGTTTCCCCAGTTGGGCCCGTAGCTCCAGTTGCACCTGTTGGACCTGTTGCACCATCAGCACCTATGTATCCATCGGCTCCTGTTGCTCCTGTAGGACCAATTTCACCTTGGGGTCCTGAAGCTCCAGTAGCTCCAGTTGGGCCTGTTGCTCCATCTGCACCTTTAGGAATCCAGATTTCCCATTGCCCGTTACTTGCATAGTTGATTGGGTCACCCAATTCACCGCTTGCTTTAGCAAGATAAAGTTGCCCGTCTGAGCCTCTAACTACTGCTACATCTGTTAGGTATCCATTTGTTGAAACATAGTTTCCTAGATAGACAACTCCAAATCCAGCACCAGTGGGTCCAGTTGCTCCTGTAGGTCCTGTTTCTCCAGTTGGTCCTGTAGGTCCTACACCAATTGGAGCAGTAGTCCAAATTTCTGCTTCTAAATCATAAATAAGGGTGTCGCCATCATCAGGAGCTGGAACGTAAACATTGGCTAAATCATCTAGAACAGATGCAGAGGTTAGCACGTCAGACGCAACAGTTAAGACATCATAACCATTTACGGTAGCAGAATCGCCTTCAACAATAAGACCATTTTTAATCTTAAAATCTTTATTGGAAGTTGCCAAAATATTCACCTCGCTTAATTATACCAGATAATAAAACAAAACTGACTAATTAAGTTAGTGATTTTTGGTGGGGATTTTGAAAGGATCCCCCTAACCTTTGATAGCTTAAGCTAACAGTGTGCCTACAACATTAATGGTTGAGTCATTAACTGGATCAACTATTAGTCTTACGTCTGTACCAGAAATATCTGCTGTAATTGTTCCTCTAGATCCGTTTGTTCCAATAATTGCATATTCAGTAATTGCAATGTTGTCTGATGAGTCTAGACTTAGTAGTACCTCTGTTACTTCGTTGTGAGTTCCATTGTCAATCTTAACGATAAACTTTGCTGTCCTATATTCTGACTTATTGAAAGAATAGGCTGGTACTGGAACGCTGCCCAATGATGAGCTAGTAGCTGCAACCTGTTTTGCAAGAGAGTTAACCTCTACTGCTGTAAAGTTAGGAACTACTGCTTCTAGAGCATCTACTGCACGAGTGTCTGTGAAGTATAGGTTTGTAGTACCTTCTACTAGATCGTCAGTGTCTGAATCACCAACGCCGTTCTCGGCTGTAATGGTCAGACCATCTCCATCTCCTGTAATAGTGATGTTGGTCTTGGTTGCACCAGTTAGAAGTGTTGCAGCATCAGTCTTAGCTCTTGCAGTAGTGTAGTACTGATTTGAAGAATCTTCAGCAATATCAGCGGTAGTTAATGCATCAATAATGTCTGTTACATTCTCTAGCTGAGTTAATGGTACTTGTGCTGTTTCATCTAGAGTAGCTACTCCATCTGCTGCTGCCTTCTGTGTTAGAAGAACATAGTCATCTAACTCTCCAGGAAGATCTGCAACATTTACAAAGTTAGTGTCAACGTAAGTCTTTGTAGCAGTAATAGTGTCATCAATCTCAAAGGTATTACCGTCAAGAATTAAACCATTTCCAGCAAGGTATGTTCCAGCACCAGAGAACTGTGTAAAGTTAATTGGGTCTGTTCCAATGGTCGCAGGCTTAAGAGTTTGCACCCATCCTGTGTTTGCATAGGTACCTTCACTTACGAAAACAAAGTCTCCGCTATCTACTTCCATTGCAGTGTCAAAGTCTGCTGCACGTAGTGCTTGACCAGATGCCTGAACTACATAAATACCGTTTTCTGAAGTAACTGTCTGATCTTTTAGAAGAACACGGTTTCCAGTAGCAAGAGTTACTCCACCAGCACTGTCTCCATTTTCAAGTGCGGTAGCAATTGCAATGTTTCCATTTACTGCAACCCTTACTGATTCGTGGACATGTAGTCCTTCAACAACAGCATCTACATATGCCTTTGTAGCAGCGTGGTCTGCTTGATCTGGACTTCCAAGACCAGAGATTTGAAAACCATCCATAAGTAGGTCATCGCCCATTGTCTTGTTTGTAAGAGTCTGAGCATCAGAAGTTCCTACTACATCTCCAGATACCCCGTGAACTCCAGTGGTAAGGTCTGAATGATCTTCAATATTTCCAACGGTAGCAATTTCATTACCAGCAGTTGCTGATATTAAGTATGAACTACCATTTGCATCAAGAATGATATCTCCAGATTGCGATGTAACATTAACATCAGCACCTGTTGCTACTGTCTTAAGATCAAGATTTCCAAGATTAGCCTTAACTTCAAACTCGTGTGTAGTTGGTTTAACTGCAACCTCAGCTTCGTTTGAAACTGTTACACCATCTGTAAAGTATAGTGTGTCAATAACTCTCTTGTTTGATAGATCCTGGGTGTCAGTAGTTCCTACAACACTTCCAGTTACCCCGTGAACTCCTGAAGATGCCTCAGTATGAGTGTCTAGGTTATCCTGAACATCTCCTGCTGCACCTGCTGGATCGTACCAACCATCAACGGTAGTGCGATCAATCTCAACGCTACCTTGACCATCAATCTGAAGTCCGCTAGCAAGATCGGCAGAGAAAACACCAGTATCAGAGTTGTAATCTAGGCCAGGACCAGAAGAAACTGCTGCACGAGAACGAACATCTGTGTAGTAAAGGTTTGTAGTTCCTTCTGCTAGATCATCTGTATCTCCATCAGCAAGACCACTTTCAGCTGTAAAGCTTACGAGTTTTGTTTCTGGATCGTATGTTACTGAAATGTTTGTCTGAGTACCGCCAGTTAGGGCATCCTCTGTAATAATATCTGAGCCGTCAACGGTAGCATTTGCACCTTCAACAATTAACCCATGTTTGACTTTAAAGTCTTTGTTTACTGTTGCCATTATTATCTCCTTATAGTTTGAGACCCATACGTGCATATCGCACTGTTATTGGTCTAATGTTTGGAAGTGGAACAACTGTGATTTGCACATTGCTTCCATTCCTAGAGACACTAATGGTTCCCATATCCCCATCGTTGTCTATCACCCCAGACTCTGAAACATTGATATTATCTTTGTCTATTAGAATCGTTAACTCTGTGGCATAAAATTTATTTATGCCTCCAGAAACTTTTGAAAGGGAGATCATATATTTTAGCCATCTCCACTCATTTATATTTACACTATCAATAACGGTACTGTTTTCAATTCCGAATATTTCTAGTTCATTGTTTCCAGCTGCACCAAGTGTTTCAGCTCCAATGCCAGGTGCACCAGTTTTTCCAGGTGCTGGAACAATGTTCACTAAAGCTTTATTTGGTTCTGTAACAACAACTTTTGCTTCCATTAAATGCTACCCCCAGTAACATCTCCGATAACAGTTATATTTCCAATAATTGGAGTCCAGATTTCATCTTCTACTGAAAAGTTTACTTGCAGATCAAATGACAGTTCAGCCACAATTGCTGTATTTTGATTAGCACCCCATGTTTCAGTAAGTTCCGCAGGAGCTATGATGTCAACAAATTCATCTACCTGTACTACTGTTAACTCATAGGATATGTCATTTTTAGGGTCATAAGCTGTTGAGCTATATTGCCAACCAGTTGTATTATATTGATCTACTTCATTTTTCTCTAAGAACGAAACTCTAAGCTTGGCAGTATCCCCTCTAACAACTCTCCAATTAATCATAGCTGGATTTGAGCCAAGGGTTTGCATTTCTGGGGGGCAATCAATACAAGACATACTGTAATTATATCATAATAAATACAATAAAAGACTAGTGCCTAGGTTGCAGAGGGGTGGGTAGATGGTACCTAGACACTAGCCTAAACAATTATAACATAACATTTTAATAACAAATCAATAAACAAAAGGGAAGTAGGGCTTGTGGATAAAGTGTGAATAACATTGTTATAAAAGAGTTATAAAAAATCAGGGTATAAAAGTTGAAATTTGAAAAATTATGTGTATAATAATATATATTATATATATAGCTAGTTAGATACCAAAATATACTTTATTAAATATATATTATATATAGACTACTTGGTTTTTTTAGAATTAGGCTTTAATCCATTTTCCACAATAACATCATAAATTTTATCTACTTTAGATTTAAGTTCGCCGTGTTGAGCTTCGAGTCTATTAACTTGATCTTTTAAACTAGATCCGCCATTTGGCTTAAACTCTGCTTTGATTTCGTCGAAATAATGTTTTGTTAGCCAGCGTACACCCGCAGCTGTAATTGTGATGATTGTAGAGAAACCAATTATAAGTCCGACGACGGTTCCAGTAGTTTCAATTACCATGGTTTCAATGCCCAATATCATCTTATTATTATATCAAAGTTTTTACAAATAAAGCACGGCGGATTAAGCTCGGCGTGATATAAGAGATACCAAACCCCCATATTGACAAACCATGGTTTTAACAAACCACCTATGTCAACTTTTGGGTTATTTTTCCAGGGTATACGCTATAATAGACTATGACCAATTCCCCTGATGAAGAAGTATTTATCCCCGTAATAAGAGAAGACGTAATAGAAGCACGTCCTTGGCATTTGGCTACAGAAAAGAAAGTAGATCAAGAAGAGTTTGATCGTAGAATGGCTATATGCGATACTTGCGAGTTCTTGAAGAAACCAGCAAAACAATGTGCCAAGTGTGGATGTTTTATGAAGCTTAAGACTAAGATAGATAGGGCTCATTGTCCTATACATAAATGGTAATTAGGGGTTTTTTAGCTACGCAATCAGAGATTGTCTATGTACCCCGAAATATATGCTAGCTAGTGCAAAACCACTATTTCTTGACAAACCACCAATTGGCTGTTATTATATATATATGGATTGGTCATTATTTTTTATACTTGTAGGTTTGGTCTGTTGGTTGATTTATTTCACTAGATAAATACCCCGAAAAACCACTATTGTTATAAAACCGTTATATTAGATCTTTTTGCCACATTTGCATGTATCGCACTTGCAATCATTCATAGTCGTCCCTATCTCTGTATTTGATCAACATGGCAATAGCTATTATCATTGAAGCAATTATGGTTCCTTCTATTAGTGCCATGATTAATTATACACCTTTTGATACCCTGGAAATCTGAAAAAAATTTTAAAACCAGATCTACCAAAATCTGAATATTTTATTGAGATGTATGATACACGATTTTAGAAAAAAATAAATAAATAAATAGTGTGCACACCTTATGATGGGTGGGGGGACCCCCCTAACACCTACTCGCTACCATAGTGATTGGTTGCCACTTCCCAATAGTGACCAACACAATAATTTTCATCTACATCTTTTAGATTTATTGTTATCCTAATTGATTTAGTAGCATCGCTATCGCAATCTTTATAATCACATTTGTTTTTTATTTCTTTATTCATTTTTATTTTCTTTCTACTTAGTAATACTTAGGTTAGATAATGAGGTGAGGCTATCACTAAACATTTCGTCAAACGCTTTTTGTGAACGCCTAATCTCCCAACACTTATCTACATCGTGATTTTTAGCCCAAGTCTTACTATGCTTGTAGTAGCTTGTATAGTCTTCTTGGGTATACCCGCAAACTTTACATTCCATTTTTCTTGGCATAACAGTTGATTTTCTCATTTATTTATTTCCTTATCATTTAGATTTATTGTTAGTGTAGTGATAGAAGAGATAGCGTTATCAAACTCTTCCCAAGTGTCAAAGGTTAGTGTTATCATTTATTTATTTCCATTCTACTATTTGGGGAAACATTTGTTTTAGTGTATCGCCTTTTGGATACCCTGCCTCTATCCAAGCGTTAGCAATAGTATCTGCCTCATCTTGAGTAGTAGCGTTTACTTTTAGATAATCGTATCTTGACTCCCATAGCCAAGCGGTGAAGATTTTTTCCATACTATTCACCATCTCCACACTCTAGGCTATTCTCGCAATTTTCCCAATAGGCGAAACCTGAACAAAAAGAACAACCCTGAAACTTATCGTGTGAAACACAATAAAGTCTATCTTGGTATTCTTCGCAACAGCGGAATAGGTCATCACCGCTAAGTGAGTAGTAAAAGCCTTCTGGCTTTAGTATTGTTTTGACTTGTGTCATAATTTGTATCCTTTCTAAAATACTTGGCTTTTTTTATTCGCTAGGCTCATACCTTTTAGGTCTTATTTGCTAGGCTCAAAAAGCTCTTTTTTTCTTATTTACTTATCTTATGCTTTTAGCTTATCACGACCTACCGACAATTATTAGGCTTATTTAGACCTTTTTGATACAAACTTTTAGCCTCTTTTTTGTAGGGTATCTACAATTTATTCCTAGTGTTATCAAATTGTTATAATTGCTACGGCGTGTCGGCTTGACATACATAAAAAAATCGCTCGGGCGGGTCTTTTGTGATGTTATAAGAATGTTATAAAAAACCCCTGAAAATACGGCGTGTCGTTTTGACAATGTCGTAGGTCTATGATAGTGTAATAGTAGTTCAAAGAAAGGATATAAAAATGAACGAAGTAATAATTGAAGGTTTCAAGTGTGATGTGTGTGAGGACACTTACTACTCTACCCCAAGCTTTGGCTACTGCGATAACACGCTAGCCTGTGCTAACGCTTATGGCGATAGTATCAAGCCTTACTCCTGGATAGCCAATGAGTATGACCTTAGATACCTTGATAGGCAATCAGCCTAGTCATAAATGTCAGTGGTATGTGATACAGTATAACTAACTAAAGAAAAGGATAAGTAAATGAACATAGTAGTAGAGATTCTAGGCGTAGAGATTCCTGCCCTTGTAGTCGTGTATTTTTGGGCTATTGTATTCCTTGGTGTTTTGGCTGTAGGGATTCACTTTGATAATAAAAAGGAAGGCAACTAATGATTTTTTATAACGGATTCAATTTAGTAGTTGATTTGGCTATTGCTGGCTTTGTTTATCTATGGGCTCACGGTGTTGGATACCGTAAAGGTCTTTGGAGGAATAAGCCTCCGTTCTAACGGCGTGTTGATTTGACAGATCCAGGGAAACCTGCACGGGCGGCTGTGGATAACTTTGTTATGATACTGTTATGAAAAGTGCCAGAAAAGTGCCAGAAATGTCGGTGGTGTGTGATAGGGTAAAAGTAATCAGAAATAAAGGAGAAATAAATGGACAAGATGTGTGTTTACTGCGAGAGCGTCTATTCACCAGACACTATTGTTTGTAATTGGTGTAAAGAGTATGATGGAATGATGGACTTAGATAAGGCTATTGTTTATCTAAATCTTGACCCTAATGACTTTTACTAATGTCAGAGGGTTATGCTAGAGTAAAACTAACGAAAGGAAATAAATGAGAAAACTAACAGAAGCAGAAGCAATTTTGGAAGAAGCCCTAGAGGTCTTGACCAAAAAGAATGAAGCTAAAGGAATGAATTGGACAGACGCTAAGCGAAACGCTTATGCGGGAATGTTTGGTATGCTTGGACACAAGACTAGCAAGGCTTACGCCAAGAAGGTCTTAGAAGTTGCGAAGGAGTGGTAATGGAAAGTTTACAAGAGCGTTTTGATGACACGCTAGATGAAGTTTACCCTGTTTACATAATGGGTGATGTTTCGTTTAGACCTTCACAAATTCTAAAAGAGTGCGACCCTATCGCATACAGAATTGGCTTGTCAGAGTTTGCTGAATTTTTTGGAGATGAAGATGAGTAGCGAAGAATTAGAAATGTTGATTTATCAAATTGACCTAATGCTAACAGAAGATGTTGGCGAATTATTTACAACACCAGAGGAGAAATAAAAATGGAATGGATTATCTTTTTTTTAGTAGTAGTTGTTTTGGTAATTGTTTTTGTATTCCTTCAGTTAGTAGCTGTTTTGTTTTTGCTAGATGAAAATAAAAGAATACACGAAGAGTTAGAAAAGAACTCACCGCCTTTTTGATTTGACAGATCCCCAGAAATGGGCTCGGGCGAAACTGTTATAAAGTTGTTATGATGTTTATTATAATCTCCCCTGAAAATACCCCAGAAATGTCGGAGGGTAGTGGTAAAATGGGGAGTATGTTAGGAAAAAGAAACGAAGCCAGACGCAAGGCAGAAAGCCAAGCGTTATTCCACACTATGCTAAAGACTAAGCATAAGGTAATCACCCCTGCCCCAAAGAAAGGCACAAGAAGTGAACATAAGCGAAATGCTATCAAAGAAAGTCTATAACTGTTCAGACTGTAATAGACTACTTAGACCTGAAAATCTGTATGGTTGGTATCTCATAAATGTCTGTGGTAGATGTTATGCTATTAGAAGTAATCATCCCTCAGCAAGAAAGTTGGTAAAGTAATGCTAGGACAACTAAGCGTTCACTTTTGTGAAGTGTGTTGTGAGTTTGGTATGGTGTCGGTAGTCAATGGTAAACTAATGATTCAGTATTGTGATTGTGAAACAGAAACCGTAGAAGGAGAATAGCAATGGGAAGAATGACAGCAATGAGCTTGACAGAAATGGATGTTCCACTTGAGCAACAGTTAGCAATTCACTTTAGCTCAAATTGTTATCCACCAATTCCTAGCATAATGATACCAGTTGCCGTTGAAGCTATCAACGCTTATTGGGATGAAGAATACGCTAAGGTAATTCAGTTGCCTGAAGGCGTAGAGTTTAGAAATGGTGAGAATTGGGTATTCGCCTCACAAGCTATTGAGTCACTTAGACTTGACGCTTGGCTTAGTGAAATCTATTGGACAGATGAAGAGGAAGAGGAAGACTAATGACTACTTATCTCGTAGACACTTGGTATGTTGAGAATAAAGATGGCTCAATTGAGCCTGTTGCTAATCTAGCTACCGCCAGGTATTTAGTAATGTCAGAGGTTGCTGCTAGAATTGTAAACACTAATCGTGAACTGTTGAAAGACGGAGAAGAAAACTAATGGAAGCAATGACAACAATTCTAACTGTATCCGTAATGCTAGCCCTAACTAGCGTTGCTCTAGCTATTCCGTTTTGGATAGTAGTTGGTAGTGGTAGACTACTAACAAGAATGAACGCTAAGAGAAGCTTACAAAAATAGACTTGACAAGTCCCCTGAAAAGGGCTCGGGCAAATCTAGGGTATAAAAGTTTTTAAGAAACACCTTAAGATCCCCCAAGAATGTCGGTGGTTACTGATAAAATAATCTTATCAACGAAAGGACCCCAAATGGACTACTATGCAGTATACACAGGAATAATCAAAAACGCAACCTTTGGACAAGTAGAGCAAGCAAGTAAGTGGTATGTTGACGCTGAAAAAGTTGCACACGAAGTTGCACGTAATTTAGATGTATCTTTAGAAAAAGGTGCAAGCGTAATCTCTGCATTCTCACCTAGAGAGCGTTGGACTACTAACGTTGCTAAGGCTATTGCATTCTCACTTGGTCAGGATGTTGTTGGACTTAGTAACAACCTAAAAATGGCTAACAATTCTTTACTACTTGGATACCAAGCGTTGAAGGGTCTCAAAACTAATTCATTCGCAAAAGCTATTGCAGGTGATGAAGACGCTGTCGTTATTGACGTCTGGATGTTGCGAGCTGTTGGAATTGAGAAAAAGTCTCCTAACCAAACTTTATACTGGGAATTGGCAGACGCTGTGAAAAAAGTTGCAGTTGATAATGGTATGACACCAAGAGCAATGCAAGCCCTAATCTGGATTGTAGTTAGAGGAAGTGCAGCGTGATTGACAAAATAGAGAGAGTGTGGGATAATGATAAGTAATGGAATTATTCTTGATAACACTAACTATTGTTTTATTTGTTCTATGGATAGCTGGAACTAACTAAACACCCTGGCCGCATGCGAATGCGGATCAGTGGCCCGAGCAGATTTTTATGCCAATGTCAATTAAGAAGTATAACAATTTCCCCCCGAAATCGTTATAAAGAAAATGCCCTAAAAGGGTTGATAATGTCGGTGGTAAACGCTATAATGGTGGTATCAACAAAAGTTGGTAATAAATCAAGTAGAAAGAAGCAATAAATGACCACTCTAACTGTTGGCTCACAGTTCACCACCGCCAAGTCAAAGGTATCTGGCGTAATTGAGGAAATCGTAAAGAACCCTAGTGGCTCTGCTCGTGTCAAGCTCAATGTAAATGGACAGACTCGCTGGACTACTGTAAAGTAGTTTAGTTAGTGTAAGTGGTGTCGGACTACATAAAAGGTATAAGCCAGAGTTCTTACAGGAATTACCTACCACTTTCACAAATGTCAGACCCTAATGGTAAAATAAGAAAGTAAACAAAACCCCAAACAGAAAAGGAAACCAAGCACTATGGCAAGAACAATGTCAGTAAAAATCCCAACCGCAACCCTAATCAAAGATGTAGAAGCGTCTATTGCTAAGATAGATGTTGCTGTTGCTAACTACGCAGAAGAAGTAAAAGCGTATAGAGATGAAATGGTTGCGTATGAGAAGGCTCTTATCGCAAAAGCAATTGAGGTATTAGGCAACCCTGATAACATTGGAACAGACCACAACTCTCCAATTCGTATTCAGAGAAACTCGTATCGTAATGATGTGTCTGTTGAGTTTGACCCTGAAGCACTAGGTTTCCCAGAGAAGCCAACAGAGCCAATCAAGCCAAACGACAAAACTTACTTTGGTCGTGAATACATCACTCGTAAGGAATTGTTAGAGCGTAATCTTCGTATCCTGAAGATGACAACCCAAGAGGAAGTATCAGCAAGTTCTTACTCTGCTGTTATTGACCTTATCTAATTTGAGAGTTCTTGCGAAGTTATAGGCAAGTAATCTCAACCACCTAAGCAAGTGGCTAAACTGCTCATAAACTTAGGGAAATACCCCTGCTTAGCAGGTTCAACGCCCGAAGCAACCTGAACAAGTTGTAAAACTGTTTCCACTCCTTGTTGCGTTCAAATTGAAAGATGCCCAGTTATAACGAAGCATCTCGCAAGGGCCCCCTCCAAAAGCTGAAGGATCTTGTATCCACAAATACTGTGAGGGGAAAAAGTGGCCCGAGCAAAAATAACATATTTATAACAAGTTTAAGAATGTCCTTAAGAACCCCCAGAAATGTCGTAGGGTCTTGGTAAAATATAGGTATGAAGAAAGGAACCCAAATGGACGAGCAAGCAATAGAGATTAGAGAAGCTTGGGCAGAATACTTAGAAAACCCAGAAGACTACACCTTGGCAGACATAGAAGAAATTTTCCAGGACCGTGACCCCTTTGAGTTTATATAATGTCGGTGGTTCGTGGTAGAATTCAAAAAACAAATGAAAGGAACGCAAATGGCGTATGATGAAATCAAGAACGTAGGATACGTGTCCTATGACGGAAACTATGGAGCGGAAGCGGACTTGCTTATGTTTGATAGCAATGCACTCACCTTGCAACAGTGGGAAACCCTAGGTGAGCTAGATGACAACTCCAGGTTTGAGTATGTTGAAGCTATCTTCAACAACAAAGACCTAACTGAATGGGAGGGCTAATGCCTAGATACTACGTAAAGATGAGAATTGACTTTGACGGTGAGATTGAAGCAGAGTCAATGCATGAAGCAGAACAGCTAGCTTACACCTCTTGGGGAGACAGTGTGACTGATGACATATCATATGACGGTGTCTACAGCATAGACGTCGAAGAGATTGAAGATGAAGACGAGGATGAGGACGAAGACGTGTAGTGCATTCCCTTAATTCCTTTCTGGAATGTACTACCGTCCTGGCCACGACGTAAAACTGGCCATTTAAACGCTCGGGCCAAAAATAACAAAACAATAACAATTAAGAAGATAATTAAGAAAACCCCA